ACGAGCAAAGGTAATACTTACAGTACTAAGCATAGGAACCATATTTAAATCAAACATAGCATGGCTTACATTAAAGCTTGCAACAGAACCATAGTAACGTAGGTTTTCATTTAATACTAACCAGCAAGGAACGCCAGTAGTATACCCGAAGTCAGATGTAACACCGTTATACTTACTACTTAAGAGTAATGAATCTTTTAAAGGATCTCCATTTAATACTCTGTATAAAAATTCAATGTCATATTCGGTACCACGATTTAAAATGCCCGCTCTTTCTTCAGGTTTAAGCGGTCTTCCATAAAGTTGGTCTTCAGAAAATTTTGGGTTTTTTAAACGCAAATACTTTAAATCTGGAATACGGTTAATATACACTTCAAACGTAACGCTTGAGTTACCACTTAATAGTGTAGCGGGATCACTTGACCCTAAAGTCCAGTCTACTGCATTGTTAGAGGTACTTTGATACCCAAAAGTAGATGGGTTATACATAAATCTAAAACCCCACTGATTAACAGCAATCTTAGATGCAACTGCGTTTTTTAATCCCTGTGCACTTTTGTTTAAGACAGCAGCACTATTTGCGTCTTGAAAAATTCTTCCACGTTCTTTTTCTCCAAAAGCAGCAACAGTATTAAACGCCTCGCTTGTTGGATAGTTAGCTCGTTCTGCATAAGAAACATCTCTTGCATCACGATGAGGGGGTGGATTCCACCTAGTTTCTCCTGCTGGAGGAGTAACATCAGTAATATCTTTTAAACCGTTTCCACTACCAGTAGGGGTATCGTTACAGGTTGCGTTTGATTTTGCAGCAATCATTGGATCAGTTACATTTTTTTTAATCCATGCAGCTAACTTTACTTTTGTACTTAAAGCGTCTGCATTTGGGGTGCCTGAAACGGAATGGCATTGATCACCATTTTTTGTGCAAGTCCAATGTTCTTGAGCCCCACTACCGCCATACTGTGCAGTTTTAAAGTTTATAACAAAGTGCCATAAACCGCCATTACATTTATCCCAAACATAATTAGTAGAAACAGTTATTTTATTTGGAGTAGATACAGTATTACTTTGTAGAACTGGGTCTTCTCCGTATAAATCTTTTATTACTGCTTGAATAGCAACAAATGGAAAAATAGGTGGTGTAACCACAGTTGTCCAAGTAATACTTGGGGGAGTATTGTCTGCAGTACCATAATAAATGCCATCAAGCGGTGACCAGTTAGGGCTAGCATCGCTTTTCCATTGACCTGATACTGTGGGTTTAGCAATTACTTGTGAGTTTGTAGCGCCACCTTTACGGCTAAAACTAACTTTATTATGGGATTTTTCATTTGTAAGGGCACCCTGTGTAACATATTGAGATTGACTAGAGCTGGCATTTGCATTAGCAGTTACACTTGTAGTCAACCCATTAGCTAAATTATTACCTTCATTAGTGTTTGACTTATCAGAAACAAGTATACCGTAACCATTAATTCCGTTAGTTTTAGCTTTAAAAGCGGTTTGCCATGCAGCAAAAGTTTGAATATTACTGGCATAAATATCAATAACGTAATATACATAAAATTTTGTATTTGTTTTAATATTACTTGCGGTGATAAGAGTAAGTTTTCCTATACTGTCAATAGAAAGGCCGTTAGTATCATCTTGATAACGACGAACGTTTGCATAGTATTTTGTAGCCATTAAAGTGCATATCCAATCTGCTTAAGAACATCGCTATCTGTAAGCTTTTTACTAATTAATCTTACTAGGCGATCTGTTTCTTGTACGCTTCCTTGAGCTATAGTTACGTTCATTTTTAAGTTAATAACAACATTCTTAGAATGACCCGATGATCCAGCTACGCCAACATTCATTCCTGGTGTAGGTCCTCCAACGTCTTCATTAAAACTTGAGTTACTTAATGAAGAACTAAGTACCGGACTAGACAGCTGAGAAACATTTTTACCTTTAAAGCTACCTTTAGAAACAACCTTTTTAGCTGAAGACATAGGATTTGAAAAAGTTGCTATAGGTCCAGAGATAGGTGCCGATACGCTTGTACCTATAGGTCCTGAAGGTGCACCGCTTAGATACGGTGCTGGGTTAACTTTAACACCTTTTTCGTTATGAATTTCAAAGTGAAGATGCGGACCAGTAGAGTTACCTGCACCGGGTGCTCCAGCCTTACCGCCAGATTTACCAACTACTTGTCCAGGAGTAACTTTTTGTCCTCTAGAGACATTGATTTGAGACATGTGGCCATAAAGAGACCCTGTACCATCCTCGTGCTGTACTTTAATATAATTTCCATAGCCATTAGCATCACTGCCTATGGTAGTAATAGTACCGTTTGTAACAGCAGTCAAAGGAGTACCTACAGGGGTACCAAAATCAATGCCGTGGTGATTTCGAGGAACTCTTGAATTACTAGAAGTTCTTGGCCCAAATGGGGAAGTTATAACTGTTCCTTTTGGAACAGGATTTCCAAAACCCATCGAACCAGCAGATGCGGGTCCGCCAATTCCTAAGTTACCGTGATCACTTGGGCCACCAGAACCAAAGAATCCTGCAATGCCTCCGATAATAGATCCAGCAACAATACTTAAACCTAATGTTTCAGGGGCAAACATCGCCCCAATTCCAGCCCCAGTAGCAGCGCCTGCACCTGCAGCGGCAAGTGTACTACCTCCACGAGTAACGCCTTTAGAAGCACGCACTTTTTTACCTAAAGCTTTTCCACCTTTACCCACACCATAACCAACAGCGCCTGCACCTAAACCTGCACCTACTACGGTTGCACCAGCAGCTAATCCACCAGCTATTCCTGCACCCTTGCCAAGAAGATTAGCAATACCGCTGCTTCCAGTAAGCATCTTACTTACTACCGCAAACTGTACAAGAGCTGAAATAGCTCCAGTTACTGCACTACCAAATCCAGCAAGAAGCCCACCCATATTTCCTGCATTAGGAAGAGTCTGTAAAATTCCTTTAAGAGTCATTAGACCATCATTAACAGGACCAAGAGTATCTGCCATTTTACTGTAAGCATCATTAAGAGCTGCAGTGGTACGCAAAGACGCATCATAACCGCCAACTAAACCTTGTTCAGTTGCGGCAAGTTTTTTATTTTCACTAGAGTTAAATCTAAAGTTAGCACGAATAGGTGAGCTTTGATCCACACCCATTGCGTTAAGAATCTTATTAGGATCCTTCATTTGAGATGATGTAAGTGGTGAACCATTGGAAGCACGAGCAAGAATACCTGATTGGATCATCTGCATTAGCTGAGGATCGCCACCAGTAATCTGTTGAATGGTTGCGTAACCCTTACTTCCAGGGTTTAATACAAGGGCTGCCTGTTGCTTAGTAATCTTTTGACCGCGATACAGAAAACTATATACATCATTAATAATCTGGTTAGGTGGTTTTAAGTTACCTTGACGATCACGAATTTGAATACCAGCACGTAGAAAACTCATGCCGTTCATTCCGGCTACACTTGCTGCAGCCATCTCATTGCTCATGCCGGACATGGCGCTTAATCCACCAAGTTGTCCCATGATATTTTTAGAGCTTAATGAGCTAGCAGTGTAACCGCCTTGATACATTAAATTCATTGCAGCCATGGTTGGACCCATAGCGCTGGTTGCTCCGCCACCTACCTGTTGGTTAGCTTGCAAGATTGCTCTGCGGGAAGACATTCCACTTAAGCCTGCGTAAGTATCGGCACCCATTCGCTGCGTAACTGCAGCCATAGTATTAGGTGCTGCAGACATATAGGTGCTTGCACCAAATGCTGCTAAACCAATACCCATCCCAACTTTTTCAGCACGGGTAAATGAGCCAAGACCAAGGCGTCCAGCCCCTGGTCTATCCCCACCCATTTTACTTGTAGCAGTTTCAGTATCTTTAATGGCCTTAGACCATTCTTCAACCATTTGATCTACAAGTTTTTTAGCTTCTTTAAAGTACTTAATGAAGTTTTTAGGTAAGCCATCAAAGTCAACTTGATCAGACATAGATGCAAAAGAGGTGGACTCAGCGTCGGAAGGGTTCTCCATGTTTCCGAATGCACTTGCCATTTACATCACCGCCTTATTCTAGCCGTAGCTCTTTCTAGCCAATTTATACGTTCTCTCATGCTGAGATTACGCACTTCGTTTAGTGTCCACCCTGGATAGTTCTGGACTAATAAGTCCTGCATATCTATGAGTAGTTCGTAGTCAATCTCGTTAACGAAACAACTCCGCTAAAGTTAGCGGAAGCGGTACCTCCGCGCCGCAAGACTGACATGGGACTTTAATTTCACTAAGTTGTGGGCCTGGGTTGCGGTTTGTGATCTCCTGAAGAATCTCTCGACGGTCTTTTAATCCCAGTTTTCTAACGTCATCCATTCCGATAACTGGCATTCCATTGATAGATTCAATACAATTTTTCAGAAGAATTGTATCCAATTCTGCTGAGGTTTTGTTGGTAGCAGTTACGATAGCTTTTTGAGTGCTTCCTGTAGGAAGTACAACTACCACTTCTCCAACTTTACACTTAACTGTAAAAGTATGTTCCCCATCAAGTTTCTTGAGAGGTACATCCTTTGACAAGTCTATTTCAAAAATCTGCTCTACGTCACAGCTAGGGCATTCTCCAGGTCCTAATTTAACATCAGAACCAAAAGTAGCTTTTCTAATTGCCAGTAGTAGTAGCTCACGATCACCGGCATAAAGGGCATCTAGCCTATCTTTAGTAGCTGGTTCATCGCCAATCTTTACTGTTGCTCTTTCAAGAATTGTTAAAAGAGCTTTGCCTGGATCAGTAATCTTAGAGATAATCTCTTCGTCTAATCCAGTCAACTCCCTAATTTCAGCTGTAGAAATCAAACCATCAATTGGATCTAGTAATCCACCCAAAAGTTCTACATCTGTATCAGGTGGTGGCGTAGTGTTTACCTTAGGGGTATTACTAGCCACCACCGGATCAGAAGCTTTCATAGCTTTACTAGCTAATTCATTTGCTAAAGCCGGATCGTTTGTCGCATTTATAACGGTATCTGTAGTCATTTTATTCACCTTTTATTATTTATTTAGCAGTAGTTGGAGTAATTTCTGCAGCAGTCTTAGATAGTTCGTATCCTTCTGCGTAAGCCACATCAAAGCCTTCATGAACTAGAGTCATGTCTTCTACCATAAGGGTATTAGCACCTGCATCTAAGTTGCTATAGGATAGTGATGAGATCCAAGCATTGTATACCTTGAAACGAAGTGAGGTATGTTGGTCTCTTGCTGTTGATGCCTGGACTTGTGTCCCACCCGCAGCAGCAGCTCCTGTACTTGATTGAGGATTAGGATGGCTCAAAACTTGGATATCAAGATCGCAACGGAATCCTGCGCCAACACCACTAGAGATACTAGGCGTGATAACTGAGAATAATCGCTTCATCCATGCTGCATTTGAAGCCTGACCCAACATTACACCCTTAGAGAGTGTGATTGGTGTAAATGCAGATTGACCAGGGATCTGATGAACGTTGGTATTGTAGCCACCTTCACGGTAAGCAATAGGCTCAGTTGTTACGCTAAGACCCGATAGGGAAACAAACCCCATCTGCATACTTGTTGGAATGGTCCATTCTTTTCCTTGAAATGTAACTAAGAATTTAAAATTACGGACTGGATCCGTCATCAAATTACTTAGTGGATTTGTATATGCCATTTTTTATTTATCTCCTTTACGCTGATGCGTTTCCGGTTAGTTGTCCAATTTTAATGACAACGAACTCTGCTGGGTATTCAAGAGCAACGCCTATTTCAATGTTAACTCTACCCGCTTGAATTT